TTCAACTTGTATCAAGTTTTTACTACAAGAATTTGCATCACCAAAACCTCTTATCAACATAAAGTTTGATCCGGATAACTGCTGCTGCATTTGGTTACTAGGAGAATTAGTTACAAATACACCATCTCTAAATGTAACTGCAGAGGCTTGTATGTCATTTCCGTTTTGATCGTATTGAACAAAAGAAGTATAAGCTCCTGATTGCCAGAACCATTCCTCTATATTTTTGTAATATCCTTGAGACGCAGGGAATGTCATAGAAGAAGCATTCTGTCCAGGAGCGCTATTCCCAGGTCCATCATTTAATATGTCAATACTTATTATTGCGCCAGGGAAAATAGGCCCAGGACCCTCAATTACTGCGTGACCGCCATATGTGTTTGTTTGACCACTTAATGGAACTGATGGAGGTAATCCCCTATTCCCACTTGGCTGCAAAGGTGTTCCACTTAATGCGCTTAAAGTTCTAACATTAAATACAAATTTGTCTCCAATATTGTACTGAGGGCTTCCAGGTAAACCATCTGATGAGAATTGCACCTCTACAGAAAAACCGGTTGCTTGTAATGATATAGGTGATGTACTTATTGATAAGTTAGAAATCCACCAGTTTTGACCTACATCTGTAGTCCATCTGAACGTAGTTGAGCTAACTATTTCTATAGTTATTCTTAAATCAGTTGTCGAAGTGGATGAAGATACATTGGCATTTACAGTTGGACCTTGATTTACTATGTTATTTGGAGATATAGCTGAATAATATACAGGTCCTTGAATATCAAAAAATCTATTAGAAACAGGGGGATCTGTATCTGGTCCTGCACACAAACTTGGTCTAGGTCCTCTTCCAGATGCATTTTTTGAATAAGTCTGTTGATTTGATGCAGATAAAAATGTATCGGCAGGCTCTGCTTTTATTTTAAAATACAAACCTTCTGGTGCATTTGTAATAAATCCAGCTGCTTTCTGCTCAAGTTCAAGTACTTTGAATTGTTTATTTGAGTTGGTAGGTAATCCTGCTGCTGATTTAAATATGATATACCCATTAACTTTTACCTTATCTCTATCAGCTTCATTAATCAAAAAATACCTAAAATTACCCTGCTTAAAAAATGAAATAGGAAATAAATTATAGTAATCAGTCTTTGATTGTTTTACAAATAATCGATAACCAGTAGCCCATTTTGGAGCTTCATTTTTAATGCTAACAATTAATGAGTTAGCAGTGCTTGAGTTAGCAGAAGGTATGTATATTGAGTTTGATAGGTCATTAACTGAATTGTCATTTGTAGTAGTCAATACAGTTGTCATTCGACCATAATCATCCAAGTAAGCAATACCAATTTCATAGTCACGATCACTTCTCCACGTTTGTTTAGGAGTGGATATTACAGGCTCATTTACATACTTAACAGTATAATCAATGTCAATGAAATCATTTGTATTGTATCCAATTAAATCTCTAAACTGAGTATAGTTACCCATTATCAATCTGCTACCTATAATATCTTGAGCTAATGCTTTTAGAGGTACATTATCAAATAATCTAGTTACCTGATCAGAAGGAAGAGCAGCATAAGTTTTATTATTCATGAAATAAAAACTATATGCAGAATTATCTGGTATACTTAACTCTTGCTTATTTAGTGTCTCAATTATTTTCACATTGAGAGTCCTAGATTCCCATACCAAAAGTTGTATCTCTTCAACAAATTGATTTCCAGTTTCAAAGGTCAACTGAACTTGATTAAACTCATTTAGCATTCCTTTGTTGTCACCTGTTTCAGTGTCAATCTGAAGAATTTTAGGATTAAAAGCCACAGCTGAGAATGGAGACATTGATGAGTATTCGTTGTCTATATATTTATAACGATAACTAAAATAAACAAACTTGTCCTCAATGTTATTTGGATTTGAACTAGTAGTTGTTTGAGTGCTTAATGATATGAATGGAGAATTAAGAGGTGGTGCAACAATTAAGTTGATATCGTCATTAATTCTAGTATCATTGATACTATATGTCTTGCATCGATTGATGTTTATTTTCCTAGGTGGATTTAGATTATCATTCCAAATAAGAAGACCTCCACCATTTCCATCAGTTACATAATTTACACCTGTAATTAAATGGTTTTTATTAAACCCAAGCTGATTAGTTGTACTTCCCAATACTAACAATGATGTGTTAGTAACTTGATTGTATTCAAATATACCCTCAAAGTTATCAGCTTTTACAAACCAATATATAAGGTTCTCTGCCTCAACTGATAAAGCCCCAATAGTTACAGCATTTACTGGAGCTGAAACTTGATATTGATTTAATATGGTAGATATATTTGTAGTTATGGTATTACCAAGTGCATTCTGAACGGCACCGATATTTGCACCTTCAGACGTATCAATAGTAACGTTAACCGCATCACGGTATTCGCCATCCGGTACTAATCTCTCGTCGAGATCTTTGTTCATCCTACCGGCAAGAAATGTTCTCTGAAGTTCAGCCATATCTATTTAATCCATTTATCCTTACCTCGCATAGCCATAAGCAATCGGCCAGGATGCATGTTGCTTAATCTAATTTTAGTATTTCTAAGTAGAGCTGTCTTTTCTTTTTTAACTCTATTTACAATATATTCTTGGATGCCAAACTTATTGTTAAGTAAGGCATATTTCAAGTAAGCATAAACATATTCTTCAGCAAGCTTGTTGATTGTGATAAGAGAGTCGTCACCGTTCTCCATGCCATCTGAAATGTATTCAAGAACAATATATGCGTATTGAACGCCAGATGTGAAGTCAATGACACCAGCTGCTTTATTTACAAAGAATCTTGGGTTTACATTTGCGTCAGCAGTCTCTAAACCAAAGTTCTGAGCGATAGGATATCCAAAATACCACTCGCCTTCATACTCCCAACCCCATTGGTTGTAGTATGGACCAGGGCCTACATATAGTCTATTCTCTTGACGTAGTATATCTAACTTAGCTTCACCAATAACAACTTCGCCATTTGAGTCAAATAAAATGTCGCCATTATTATCCTGCAAATAAGCTGTAGCTGTAATGCTTTGACGTGCCTCCGTAAGTGGATATAAGACGCCATTTCGAAGCATTGATATTCTGACATAATTTACATAGTCAGGTGGTAATACCATCTTAAGTTGATCACCAAGTTCAAACTCAAGAACCTTTATATTCCTAAGCGCATCGTAGTTTAACTCTTGAATAGCTCTCTTTGCGTGAAATAGTACAGTATATCGATCGACATTATTAACCAACTTATCGTTACCGACATACATCAACATAAAGTTGTTTACAATATCAGCCAAACTGACATACTGATACGATCCCCAGTTTGCATCTTCAGGTGTATTACCATTATTGGTATAGTACTGATAATTAGTTATATATGCCATTATGATTTGGTTTGTATGTCTTGTACTTCCTCAGCTTTAGCTGCTGACACTACTTCAGATTCTCTAATTGATATACCAGCATATTCCAATATCTTAATAACTAGATTGGCAAAGTCACTAAGAGGCAACTCAAAATCTTGATATGTTGATGAAGAAGGATCAAACAATGGATCACCAGAAGGTGAAGTATAAGTCCACTGTGGATCTTTTGGATATCTTAAATATTGTGCGGTTATATTTGATGTAATCGTAGTTGGGTACACCAATAAACCTTGGTTGTCTAAAACATAAACAGGATAACTAACACTAGGAGCTGTAAGATTTGATCCAAGAAGATATAGAATTTTACTTGGACTTACTTTTTCTACTTCTTTATTGTTGTTATAGTTTATTCTTGTTAAGAAGAAGTAATCACTTGGTGTATCAAAATGATTAGTAATACCATTATAACTTAATGTGTCTAAAACTGAAAATGATTCAATTACCTCAACCATATTTCTAGGTATATCAGCATACCCCTCTCCATGCATTCGAGCGTTTTGCTTATTGATCGCATTACTATAATTAAACACATACTGCTCAAATATTTCAAGCTGTGCCTGTTTAGCAAATAGGTTAAACTCAAGTGGAGTAATATACCCACGGTTCTCCTTGCTGATTATAGAAAGTACTGTATTTCTTACGTCATTGATCATCTGACTGCTTTTGTACAAAGATAAATAAAAAAAGGCACTCTATATAGAATGCCTTTTCAGTAGTAGTTAGCTTTATATTAAGCGATAGCTACAGATGTAATCAATTGTTGTGTAGCACCAACCAAAGGAAGTGCAGGAGTAATGATAACATCTGGGTTTGAATGAGCGCTATTTGCCAAAGCCAATGCATTTACAACAGCATAGTGCGAATTATAAGTAGCGTCAGCAGTAGTAAATGTAATTGTGATTACATCTGCAGCTGCATTGCCATTTAATGCATTAAGCACCAATGTTGATGTAGTAGGCATCGTAATTAAATAATCTACATTAGCCGCAACTAATGCCTTTGGAAGTGCATTAGCAGCTCCAATTGTAAATTGTAAGAATTTTTTGTTCATTTCGAAACGTTTTAAAAGAGTTAATAACTACACAAAGTTAATTATTTTCTGAAAATTTTTCTTCAAGGAATTTATAAAGCTCAATACCCTCATCTGATTGAATATAAGATGCAAGTGCATGAATATGATCATGACCAAACGGAACCGTCATTAAACGCTTCTTATTGTCTTTTAAGTTAAAGTGAATGTCTTTATTTCCACGGAATGTAAAGTATCCAGAAGTAAATGCACGAGCTGCTAAATTATTTACCTTAAGAAGTGGATCAGAAGCTGCCTCCATGAAATCTTGCGGATAACGTTTTGCAAACAACATCATATCTCTTTTGATTTCAGCAGAACTCATTAAGTCAACATTTCCGCTCAATACCAATCTAGCAATTGCTTCTAATGTTGTTAGGTCTTTATCAGCTAAATCACGAGCAAGTAATAATGCATCAATCTCAGAGAATAACTCTTTAACATCTTCCTGAGCATCTCTTTCTGCATCAAATTCATAAAATTCAGTACCATTACCAGGATGGTAATATAAGAACTCTTGTAATACTGGATTGCTTTTTGGAACATTAAGTACACCATCTTCAAATACAATTGGCTCAACAATTACGTTGGCATCTTGCTCATCTTGAAATGGTGTATTTGAATTTCGCGCATAGCGAAGTGGGTGATTCGTATTAGTCTCTTCATTGTAATATAAAAGACGTTTACGAGGAGTGTCTTTGTGTGCGATATAGTAGCTCAAAGGAGCTTCTTTAATCTTTAATAAATATGTCCTATCCTTAGGCTCTAGTTTTACTCTATTCATTTGATATAATTTAAATTAATAAAAAATAGAGAGGGGCCGAAACCCCTCTCGTATTATTGGTCTTCTTATCCTTTGAAGATGAAGAAGTTGTTAGCACCCATTGTACAAAGCGCACGCTCTGACAAGAAGTTGACTTCCATAGCATCGAGGTCGCTAGTCTGTGCACCACCAGCTGAACCAGTCATCCAAGTTTTATAACGACGGTTTTCAGCTTCAGAGGCACGGTAACGAACGTGAAGGAATGGACGTTTTGCATTCTTACCAAGTACCTGATCGTAAACGCTCATTGTACCAGCAGGAACCAAGACACCATTGACAGCACCGCCAACAAGACCACCACGAAGGGTTGCATCGTTAAGGTATTTCCAATCTGTCTTGTAGAACTCATAACCACGACGGAATCCAGAGAAACCAAGGTTAAGAGCCATTTCTTCGCTGTTGTCAAACAAACCATAAGAAGTACCACCTGCACCGTAAGAGTTTTGAGCAGCCAACATATCGTCGATGTCAAAAGAGAACTGACGGTTTAAGAACAATACGTTCTCAGCGATAGCACCTTGCTTGTCAAGACGTTGTACAATTGTGTCGAAGTCACCTAAAGAAGATGGGTTACCACCTGCCCAAATGTTACCACGAGCTTCAATAGCAGCAAATAAACCTTGAGTACCTGCAGCGGTAGTACCAGCACCAGAACCAGGAGCAGCAGCTGTAGATGGAGAAAGGTAAGCTAAAGCGTCAGAACCAGTTTCTGCTTTAACACCTTCTACCATTGACATCTCTAGATAGTCTTCAAAACGCAAACGAGTTTCGTGCTCTGATTTTAAGAACCAGTAGTATCCAGTAGCTCCATTTTCAGTAGTCACTTCAACCCATCCGATTTGAGCCATATCAGAACCAGCTACAGTGTACTTGTCTTTGATGATGATTGGCTTGTTGTCGAAGAAAAGGTCTTGTGCTTCCAAAGAACCAGACATACCTTCTTTTCCTTTAGCAAATTCAGATCCGTAAACAAATGCAGTTACAAGCTCAGTTGTAATTGTAAATGGCGAACCAGAAGCGTTATAGAACTTAACTGTAAATGTAGATCCATCTGCAGCAACTGCACTAATAACAGCCTTAGCTGAGTTAGCAGCAATTGTCTGAGAAGACAAGAATACAGTTTGGTTTACACGGAAGTTACATACAACGCCAGCAGGCATGTTGAATGTAGCTGTATCAGATGCAGCTGCAGAAGCAGGAACAACGTTTGTGTATTTTGTGTGAAGACGACCTTGCTCTGCCCATTTGATGAGGTCAGAGTTAGTAGGAAGTTCTGCACCTACCATACGCAAGAAAGATGCGATTGAACGGTTACCGTAACGCTCAAATTCTTGCTCGTAAGTGTCAGGCAAATATTGATTCAAGAAATCAAAATTTGTGATGTAGTTTGTAGGCAATGCTGCCTTAACGGAACTCGGGGTCAACAATGGACCCGGAGACGCTTGTAATGTACCAGCCATTTTTTCTAGTTTTTAGGTTTTTGTTTAATAACTAATCTGTTACCGTAACTAGGTTCTAAAGCTCTTACTTGGAAACCACCTTCAGTTTTCTTAGTCACTTGAGTAGACTGGCGAACCATGTCGATGTTTTTAGACTCTTTCGAGACTGTATCAACTGCTTCAGCCATTCCTTTCTCATAGAAAAACTTTGCAAACTTATCAGGGTTCGAAGCAATCGCTATTGCTCGATGGAATAACTCAGCATCTTTTAGATAACCTTCTTCATTTAAGAATTTATTTACAAAGTTCTTTAATGACGACTGCTCTTCAAGAAGTGACTTAGCTTCTGCTGGTTTATAGGTTAGCGCTTTGTTTTCATCAATTGTAAACTTGAAACCTTCAAATTTATCAGAAAACAATTCATTAGTCTTTTCAGCAAAATACTTAGACCTCTTTGTTTGTTCCTCTTGCTCGCTAGTTGCGGCTTGTTTATATTGCTTGTAAGATTCGTAAGCTTCTTTTTCTTCCTGCGGAACAAAGGAATCCCTTGACTCAAGAGGAACCTTGTATTGTTCTTTTAGTTTATTAAAGTACTCACGAGCCTTAGTCAGCTCTTTTTTACGTTCTAGCTTTACCTTTTTAATGTGCTTGTCATCATCAAAGTCTTCATCATATGAATACTTAGACTCAAGCTCAAACTTAATCTCATCAGCATCTAGCTCTGGATTTTGTTCTTTATGGTATTGGTAAAGCAAAGAATCTTCATCCATGGCGTTGTAGTCGACATTCAACTTCATGAAGTCTTCAATACCACGCCCTGTTTCTTTCTTATACTTTAGAAACGCAGAGACATCTTCAGGTAGTTCTTCAGCTTGTGATCGCTGCTCAACTAAATCATCCAAAGATGTAATCTCCTTGTTCCATCTTTTTCCTAGATATGAAAGAACTTTATTATCATCTAATTCAACCTCTTGTGGTTGATCTTCTATTTCTGTCTCAACTGGTGGCTGATCTGTCAAGTCTACCTTGATGGTATCATTATCACCGGTGTGATCCTCTAATCCTTCAAGAAGCTCAGCTTCTTTTTCAGCTACAGACTTCTCCTCGAATTCTACAGCCCTTACTTTAAATTCACCTTCCATTTAATTTAATTTTCAACAAAGTTAGTAATTATTTTATTTAGGCCCGAATGCTTCTAAGTCAAAGCCATCGAGTGAGTCCTCTGTACTTTCAAAGTTCTGAGGTGGTAAGTTATTTTGTCGTTGGTTGATTAACTCAGACTGACGAGTGGCCTGTAGGTCTACTCTTTTATCTTTCGCCTTTTCTTTTTCAGCCTCACGTTCTTTTAATGTCTGCATTTGCATTCCATTCAACTGCATGTTGTATTGGAACTCAATAGCCATCAACTCTTTTTTAAGTTCAGCCTCAGCCTGCATCTTCTGAATGTCACCTTGAACTTCCATTTGCTTGATCTGAGCTTTTGTTTGGCCCTCTAATTGGATAACCTGCGCCTTAGCCTCAGCAGCTGCTTGAGAAGATTGGATGTTCGTCTGCATTTGCATTTGGAATTCCATCTCTTTCTCTTTCTGCTTTTGCTCCATACGCTTACGACGTTTCATCTTAAGCATCTCATTTGCAAGCTTAATGTTGTTGATCATGCGGATGTCAATGGCATCCTCTAAATCAATTGTCTGCTGTTGTAGCGCCATCTGAATATTCTGCTCGAGCTGTGCTTTTTGCTCTTCATCTGGAGCAACCTCAATAAAGATACCAAAGTCGTGTAAGTAAAGATCTTTAATATCATCAAGTATAGCCATGTTATACTTGCCAATCTGCATAGCAAACTCTTCAGCAAAGTCAGCGTACTCAAGTATGTCAGCAATACGAATAGACAAACACTCAGCAATCCTCTTAGTAGCGTTAATACCAGCGTCTAATATGTGGCGAGTAGCTGTATTTGAGTTAAGTGCTGCAAGCTTCTGAACACCGACTAACGCATCTGGGTGTGGTGTAGATGCATCACGCACCTCATTTACACCCGTCACATCGCGGATCATATTTAAATAATGGTTGTAGTTGCCGATAAGGGCAGCCATCTTAGCTTGTCCACTATTTGAATTAAGTTCCTGGATTGGAATACGGGCGTTGTTAAACTCACCGTCCTGAGTGTATGACCTACCAACCACACTACCTGTTTGGAAGTATAGATTAAGTGCATCCTCAGGATTGTATGCAGCACCTGTTCCAAGGTCAACCTCATTAATACCATCAGCATCAATAAATACACCATCAGGGACTACGCGAGCCATAACTTGCTGTAGCTTTAAGTGTGTTAACTGAATTTGATCTGCGAATGGAATCATTCGACGAACGAGTGACTCAATGTTTCCTTTATAGTAACGCGGAGCGTAAGCAATATAGTTTGGAAGTGCTTTCTGTGATGCAGACTTAGGACGAACCATGTTCTTCATCATCTCCCACTTGATGATGATGTTTGATCCACCGACCAACACACCTTCATACCAAACGTCGCGAACGGCTTCAACTACCTCAAACATTTCGTTTGGTGGTGGATTAAAGTTTTCATCCTTACGGATCACTCGCTCTCCTCCGTTCTCAAGTAATTTCTTTTTCCAAACAAACTTCTTGTGAGTCTTGTAGTTAAAGTATAACAATGTTACAACCTCATTCAAGAATGCGTCGTCTTGGTAGTTACGAATTATAGGGAAGTAGTCATACCAAGCTGAACCTGCATTCTTAATCTCAGTCAACTCCTCATCAGTAAGGTTTGGATTCATTTTAAGCAGCTCAGTATAGTGAACTTGCTTAACCTCTCCGAAGTAGAAACAATCAGAGAAGTCACTCTTTTCAGTATAACTGTGAATCCAGTTTGCAGGATCTACATACTCAACCTTAACTCCGTCATTAATTAAAAACTCATGTTTTGCAACTCCAATGCCTAGTGTGGCTACATCATAGTAATAGTCTCTCAACACATCCTCATAGTCATTCATCTTAAGAAGTGTGTTGATGGCAATCTCTTCAGCTATCTCAATTGATGGCTTGTAGTTCATCTGCATGTAAAGAGAAAGCTCCTGATCATTTGCAGGTAACTCATCTGGATTCACATTAAATGCATCAATGCCGAGAGTTTCCTTTGTCATCATTAAGAAGTCCTTAGCGACCATATCAGCCTCAATCATGTCCTGGAATATGTTCTTCTTTTCAGCAGATAACACATCTTGGGCCTCAGCTTTAATGGTATAAGGTCTGTCTAACATTCCGTTAACAACAACGTCAACGAACTTAGGTATAATTGGAACTGGCGTCCAATCTAAATTAAGCATGGAGATATCTCCATTGATAGCTAATTCATCCTTGTACTTCTGCACAGGCTGTTCTCCACGGGCATATAGTCTCAAGCGGTGGAACTCACCCCACTGCTGATAAAATCTGCTTGAATTAGACTTCCTCTTAAACCACTCCCCTTCGATGGCTTTTCCTACCTTTAATCCGTACTCATATGTCGCCTTGACTTCATCTGGCGCCATTTGGTCCGGAAAGGGTAATGAGGAGATAACAACTGATGGTTTATCCATTATTCGATAATTTCGCTTCTTATGCCAGTATTCTTATATCTTACAAATTTAACACTTATTTTAGATTCCTGTTTCTGAGGTATAAAAAGGTGTCTTCTTGATGCCATTAATGCCAATCCAGAACTAATCGAGGCATCATGCTTAGTTCTATTATTAATATCAAATCGAGCCCAATCGTTCAGTGTTCTAGTAAAGTACATGTCTCCCATAGTATCTTTCTCTCGATAATTACCTTCTGAGTCAATTCCGACGTACTCTTCAATGTATGTGTTGATACTATTAGCATGCGCGTGCTTTACGTCCTCGCTAGAGTTTGGAATTCCACCTAGCTCAAGCTCTGTTTTTGACAACTTTGACGTGTGCTTATCTGGTCTGTTCATTGAAAATGGTCTGTATCCTCTATTCTTAAAATGATATAAAAGTCGCTGTTTATTGTTCTCTACAAGTATAGGCATTCCGTAGAAAAAACAAGCCATTAATACATCCTCAAAAAATATCTCTGCTGTCTGAGGACGCGCAATGTATTCCAAAAAGAAGTGATTTGTTGGTGCATTTTGCATGTGAAAGTTCGTAATTCCATGCAGTGCACCTGCAGATCCTCCACCACCAACTACACCTGATATATCATATGGGTCACATCCAAATACACCAATATCTTTATTGCCAGGATAGAACTTGCCATCTTTTTTTATGACGTTATTTCTCATATTGGCGTCTGG